CCCACACTCTCCTACCATCTAAAGCAGGGAGATGCCCCTTAGCCATCAGCCTAGATATCTTCTTCTTCAGGGCAGAAAGGCCGGGTGTATTATTGATAAAACTATCAATAAGTTTCTTGCCTTTGCTACTGTTACCACCCACAATCGAACCCGCCTTGGCTGCACCAGCACCATACAACACACCATAGGTGAGAGTCTTGGTAATATTCCTAGCCTTCTTATGCTCAGGATTGTTATCGTCCTTCACAGTGCCTTTGTCAACTAAGCCAAAGCTCTGTGCATTGAACCAGTGAATGTCTCCTTTAAGCAACTCATCCATCCACTCTTGGTCATTGAGGTAGTGACCTAAGCAGCGTAGCTCAATGCCTGACAGGTCAACACCCACCTGCTTATATCCCTTAGGCACTGTCCACACTTCTCTGCACTCAGCACCATATGGACCACCCACGGCAGGGATCTGCGCCATGTTAGGACTGCTGTGTGTCGCTCTTCCTGTAACTGCGCCATTGGTAGTAACCCTACCATGTACCCTGCCATCATCAGCAACTAGCTCAAGCCAACTACTAATCTGAGATACACGCTTTTGAATCATTAAGTATTCAGCTACAAGCTTAGCTTCTGGTAAGTCAATCTTCTCAAGCACAGCTTCGTCAACAATGACATTACCTTTGTCTGTCTTCTTTGTAAAGACAACACCAAGCCCTGCTAATCGCTCAGCAATCTGCTGCCTACTGCCTGAATTAAAAATGGTAACCTTATCCTTAAGCTGCTTGCCTGTCTTCTCAGAGATCCGTTGCTCTATGATAGGAGGGAACACCTGCTGCATGCTCTCTTCAATCTCAGACATACGCCCACTCAGTATGGCATGCAACGCCATAGCCTTAGGCATGTCTAGCATGAAGCCATTGTCTTCCATGCCACGGCAGATCAGTGCCACTTCATGCTCAAGCTGAATGCTTTGTAAGGAAAACCCTTCCCTTGTCATGGTTGTTGTCAGAAAGTTGTACAGTTTTTCTAAAAGTTGAACATCTTGTTCACAATAAGTAGCCATCTCTTGTGTCCACCCACCATCAAAGTCAGTGAAACCAATCTTGTGACTGCCTAATCGGTAGCCCCATGCCTCTAAACTGTGAGGAGTAGGGGCTTTGCCTTCCTTAGGAAGCACCACCTCAATGTCAGGCTTGTATAGGCGTGACATCACCAGTGTATCCACCAGACTGTTGGCAGGAATGCCAACACCCCATACCTTCTTCAGGATGGGAGCATCAAAGCCGATGATGTTGTGGCCCACCACTTGCTCACCCTCTAAGTATTGCTGCAAGCTGTCGGCTTCCCGCCAGTGCCTCACCTCACCAGTGGTGTTGTGCTTAGTAACACACAACCATATGGTGTCATGTTTCAGGTTTGTCTCTATGTCTAAGAAGATCATCGTCCTTATCCTTATCATTTTGTCGGAGATTGTTAACATCTACCGACTGTTTGTAATCTTCTAATGAATCTCTACCAAAGATGGCATTCCATCTTGATGCCCATTCCTCATCAGCTATTGACTTGGGACGCTGAGCATGGCCCTTCCCTGTATCACTCATATCTTTGCCACACCAATACAGGTGTGTCCTCTCCTATGTAAGCACCCTCAATGTTGAAGACAATGTATTCATTAGCTTCCTCTTCAGACATACCATCTCTGTCCACAAATACTTTAATAATCTTATCAGCATCGTAGACCAAGACCTCCACTCTCTTATTACCATTCCATATGGAAGCTTGTCCAATGATGGCATCATCAAGATCATCCCACTGTTTCATAGCATCATCCCTTCCATAGTATCGTCAATCTCAAACATTCTGCCAGTGTCTTTGTTATAAAGCAAGCTGCAAGCAGGACCAGTTTGTCCACTGTATCTATTCTTCAACACCCTCACCTTGGTGGTGTTACGTTCAATGGGATCATCAGCCTGACCATTCCTCTCAAGAGATACCACCATATCACTAAGCTGTGCAATGGCTGCACTACCCCTTAGCTGAGCTAAACTAGTGGCTGCACCTTCTTCGTGTCCCTTGTCTGATGGACGCTTGAGGTGGCTAACAATGATAAGAGCAATGTTAGTTTCCTGCACAAGCATGCGAAGCTTGGTCATAATTTCATCAATGGCCTTACGCTCATCACCATTGTCCTGACTAGATACGATGATGCTTAGGTGGTCTAGAAATACATACTTACAGCCCAGTCCCTTAGCCATATACTTCACACGATTGACAATGTTCTCAATGGCTGTACTTCCAAAGTGATCAAAGAAGTACAAGCGTCCAGTGCCTAGTGTCTTTTCAAATGCGTCCTTGCGTATGGCATCAGACACCACAGATGTAGGGAGGTGCAGGGGTGTGTCAGCAGCAAGGCTCATCATAGACAGCCCAGTCTTTCTCACACTCTCTTCTAAGAACATCAAGCCAATGCTGTCATCACAGTTCTGCAACAAGTGCCAAACAATTTCTCTTAGGGTTTGACTCTTACCTAGTCCACTACCTGCTGTGAATGTAACCAGTTCACCTGCTCTGATGCCATAGGTGATGTCGTTGAGTCCCTTCCAAGGATAGAAACAGTCTGCTGCTTCCATCGGTTTAGATACCAAGTCCCACAACCCAGTGCCACTAACAATACCATCAGGTATGAATGGCTCCGCTGCCCACCAACGAGATACGAATGCAGCTTCCTTGCTTTCAGCAAGCCACTCACATGCATCCTTGTATGATGGATCAGGTTTAAATATCTTGCACTTGCTACCAAACAATTCAGCAACTTCCTTTGCTGCCTTCTGTCCCGCCTCATCACCATCAAAGCACAACACCACAGTTTCAAAGCTGTTGATGTATTCGTAGTTGGCCTTGGCATCCTTCAATGCACTACCCGCACCTGTGCGTATAGACACCACAGGATATTTACTACCTGTCAATTGGTATGCAGCCAGTGCATCAAACTCACCCTCAGTGATGGTGAGGTACTTACCATTGGATGGGTATAGGTTCTGTCCGAACAGAGTACCCTTACTCCACCCACCCACTGTCGTGAACTTCTTATCCTTCACCTCTCTACGCTTAGCCGCCACCAGTTGAGTGTTGCTATCGTAATAGGGGAAGTAGTAATAGCCACCACTGCGAACAACACCATAGCGTTCCATTGTGGCTTTGTTGATGCGTCTGTCTGACACAGACACACTAACACCTTCGTTGTAGTCTTTAAAGAAAGAGCTTGTGTCTTTCGTTTCTGTATCAACATCAATCACTTCAAGTCTTTCTTTGTTCATTGAGGGAATGTATGTGTTACATACAAAACATTTGGTGGACATGTCATCGTTGATGGACAAGCCATCACTGCTACCACATGTCTCACAAGGTAGGTGTGTCTTTAGAAAAGTCATGGCCTTTATAAGTTACTTTGTTAGTCTTGAGTACAGTGTCGTACCCTTGAAATAGCTTGCACATTCTAGCATCGTGCATAGCATGGAGTCCAATTAATAAATTGGATATCTCATCTTCATCGGGCTTCTTCTCTCTGTCCAATAACACCCACAGCACAGAGTCAATGTCTTCTCTTGTCATCCATGCTGCTAGGATGAGGTCTTCTAGTTCATGCAATTTCATTTAAGTCCTTTTAAAATCTGCTTACCAAGATTGCTAAGCTTTTCAACTTCATTAAAATCTTCTATCTCTTGCCCTAGTCGTTGCACCTGATACATAGCAAGTTCGTTCAAGGGAACAAACTCACCTCTACACTCAGAGCAAGCCCAATACTTTGTAGAAGTTTTTACTGAATCAAATGTTTTGATGTACCTGTGTTGACATGTCATTTTGCTGCCTCCATATACAAACCCACATTACCCAGTGCATAACCAACAAAGGCGATGCCTAGCCCAGTGTTGCCTTTGAGTAGCAGATCCACTGCCACCACTGTATACACTACACCAACAACTGCGATAAGCCATGCACTCATTTGATCACCTTGAATTCTTGAAGCACCCTCATAACTGCTTTAATAAGTTCAGTGTCTTGAGATGGCTCAGGTAAGTTGCTTTCCCACCGAAGTAAAAACTCTAGTTCATCTGCAACGATAGTTTCAATTTCATCTCTTGTCATATCAGTCCCATAGTCCTCTGTAATATTTACCAAACAACATGAAAGCTTTCTTCATCCTAGCTTCATGCACCTCTAAACCTGCATAGTCAATTTTAATCTTACCTATCTGTTCTTCTAGCCCTGCCTTCTTATCCACAGCAGAATGATCATAAAACTTATCAGTTGAATTTTCATCCACCATTTCACCGAATGCCCATATCATTTCATCTAGCACCCAGTCCCACCTCTTGAAGTGATTGTCATCAATGTCCCAACTGTTTTCCTTGGGTAGGCATGACATGCTTTGCAATGCCTTCGGCACATCGGCATCATCCACACAAGGACTACCATGCTGTGTTGCCTTAAGCTGCTTAAGCATTGGCAAGACGATGAGAGACAGTGTGTGATCCATAGCCCATGTATCATACCTATCAAGCTTCACAATGACAGTGCGCTTCTTCTTTGTATGCATCCATTGCAACACATCACCTACCCATGTTTCACTGAGCCACTCACCCCACTTCTCTGACCTCTCTTTACTAACTCCAACCTTGGTTGTTAGCTCAGCAAGCTGATAGGGTCCAAGCCAATTGGGGTAACCCCCTATGTACACCTTCATACTAGTCCTCGCATTTCCTGTGTCACTGTTGCACTACGCAAAGTGTTCTTGATGTAGGGTGTTAGGCTCTGCGGGGTAGCATGCCCTGACACTGACATGATGTTGGTGATGGGTACACCCACCTCAATCATCTCCGTAATGGCTGTCCTTCGCAAGTCCTGTAACACTAAATCACTAGGCAGATTTGCATCAGCTAAGATTTGTTTAGCCACCCTAGACAGATTGAACAAGCTGTAAGGAACCAGTCCACCCTTCCTATCAGGAACATTGGAAGGTGCAATGTATTGCTGCCAACCAAACTCAGCATGCTGTTGTCTCAGCATAGTTAGTAGACCAGTGCTTGTGGGGATAGTCACCCTAGACCTACGCTTGCTTTGTTCCAAGTGCAACACACCCTTGTCTAGGTCAACCTGCTTCCATGTAAGCTTACGCATGTCACCCATACGCTGTCCATATTCGTAGCCCATCTGCACTATCAGACCTACATTACGCCACTTGAATGTGGAATAAGCAGTGTTCATGAATGCTCTCACATCTTCCCTTTCCCACACAGTTCTGCGAGGCTTGTCTGCCCTTCGTAGCACCTTGCTGAATGGATTGTGCTTGATGTAGCCATGACGAATAGCGAAGTTGAATAGCAACCTGTAGACAGCTAGAGTGTGGTTAGCTAGGCTAACACTGTGCTCAGCATGCTGTTCATATATCTTCTGACAATGGGGTGTGACTAAGTCACCTAGCTTACACTGATACAAGGTCACTCCATTGGCTCTGCTGTCCTGCCATCCCTGTAGATAGTAGATGTAGTCACGCTGTGCCTTAACACTGAGCTTTGTGTAAGTGATGTTGTTCCTGTATGCCTTGACTAAGTCAGCCACCTTGGTCTTCTCAGAGATATCTTTAAGATATCTAAGCTCTTTACGCCAGTTGTCTAGCTGAGCATTTAGTTCTTCAGCTAAGGCAAAGGCTTTGGTTTTGTCTTCCCCAAGCACACGCCTAGCCACCACCCCTGCATCCACTGCGTCCTGTGGTGGGTTGTACCTGTACTTGGTTATGCCTTCGGCAGCCTGTGCCAAGGTAACATAGCGAGGGAGAGTCATGTATTCTTCTCCTTGAGTTTGGCTTCTGCCCATCGGACAAGTCCAACTTGTTCAAGTGGCAATCCTGCGTAGTCAATATCCGTAAGCCCAACCCACTCATGCTTGTAGTACATCGGTGTCCAAGCAGGGTCTTTCTCTGCATAGGCTTTATCTGTTGTGCATTGGTCTGGCTTACCATCGGGGTAGTGCCATGCTACAGCTTCGTTGTTCATTCTTGTTCCCTTGCCTTCATCATCTGTTCAGCAAACCAATAAGCTTTGCTTGCCACTTCAGCATGTGGAATGCTCCACGCACTGGTCATCAGTATAGCCATAGCCTTAGCTGCGAAGTAGTCACGCAATGTCATGCCGTCTTTGTATTGATCAGGGAAAGCTGATTGCATGTTGTTATTCTCCATATAGTTTTCTGCTGTTGTAAATTTTAAATCATTCATCATCACCTCCTAGTGCATACAATGTTTCAGCCATAGCTAACAGTTCATCATGCTTAACCAACTTGTTAAGCCATCTCTTAGGCATGTTGCTGTACCCATAGATACGTCCTGCCAACATACCAGTGACAGCACCTACAGTGTCAGCGTCATAGCCTAAGTTGACAGCATGCACCACTGCATCCTCAAAGCTGTGGCTTAGGTCAACACTGTTCCATGCTTGAGCATAAGCATGCATGATGGTGTTCACAGTACGCTCACCATTCCTTGTGTTGTAGTTACGAATGCGGTTGTAGTTTAGGAACTTAGTTCCTGCCATACATTCCGAAACAAACCCTGCTGTACATTGAACAATGTTGTGAGTGCCGTGTGTCATCAATGACACAGCCACACTCTCAGCTATAGCTAAGCCTACATCATTGTGATTGGCTAACATGATGGGAGCTAGTCGCATGATGGTTCCATTGCCACTGGCATAGAAGTCTGTGCTTCCCATGTATGGACGATCTGTAGTCATGGCATCAATGGATGTTGAACAAGTACGCCCTATGTCAAAGACATAATCTCTAGTGCCAAAGTGTCCTGTCTTCTTCCACATTTTAAAGTTGGCAGCAATCTCGCTTGGTGCAAAGCCACCCTTACTAATGTAAGCATCAGCAATAGCAACAGCCATAGCACCATCATCTGTCCACTCACCAATGGCAGTGTCATGCACACCACCACCCACCATCTCTGATGTTACCTCTGTCATATGTTCGGGACGAATGAATTCCAATGGAGCACCCAGTGCATCTCCAATGAACAATCCCATGAACATACCTATCGCATTATCTTTATGCATCAAATGTCCGTATCCGTTACAGTTATTTCAAAATCAATACCATCACCTAACTTGTTGATGTCTTCACGCAACACATCACAAATCTTTTGAAT